CCCAGGCCCTTCGCCCGGAGCGCCTCCTTGTGCCTGCTGTAGCTGCTGGAGGTTCTGCTGCGTCTGCTGAGCCAGCTTCTCTTCATCGCTGAGGCTGATGCGCTCGATGTCCACGCTGAGGTCTTCGAGGATCGACATCACGAACTTCCCGATCGAGAGCCCCTCCTTCTTGAACTCCTCGAGCAGTAGTGGATTCCCCCCGATGACGTTCAGCGCACCCAGGGAGCTTCGGAGGCGCTGCTGCTTCTCGAGGTGTGACGAAATCCCCTTGGCCCGGAACTTCATCGTCCGGTTCGCGTACTCCTCACGCTGCCCTGTCAGAGCGCTCAACTGCTCCGGGCTCAGCTCTGCGATGATCTCAGGGTGAGACTCGGGCGTGAGGTGCTGGATGCCCGTGTAGTAGGCGAGCATGATGACCGAGCTGAGGAACCCATCCTCGATATCGCTCGTGATGGACTGGATGAGCGCATTCTGCCCGGACGTGGACGCCTGAACCTCTGTGGCTGTGGTGTCTCCCTTGGAGGTGGTCTGTCCAAGGCTCAGGTCGCTCTGAGCCCCCGCCTCCTGCATCTCCTGCTTCATCCCAGCGAGCATCTGGAACGCCTCAGGCCCAACTCCCCCGCCCAGCGAGACAGGGGTGATGACGCGGCGCTCCGGGTCAGCGTCCGGGCTGCGCACGAAGGTCGAGTTCGCGTGAACACCATCGTTCAGGTCTTCGGGGCTGTCCAGAATGTCTGGATCCACCTCGTAGGCGTTCATGGAGTTCATCGTGATCGCGTCGAGAAGCATGTTGACCGTGTTCTCGACCGTGTGCGCGATGGGGCGGAAGTCCTCCACATACGTCCTGCCGTCCACCTCTCCGAGCGGCGACTGGAGAAGGGGGTGGTAGACGATCCAGTCCTGTCCGTGCCAGAAGGGATTGGGCTCGTTGCGTATGATGACGCGATCGTTCAGCACCACGACCAAGCGCTTGCCGGTGAGAGCCTCCCCGTCGTCTCCTACGATCGTCGCGAGATACTCATCGACCTGCATGGGCTGCCGAACGCTGTCCTGCTCGCTCCCCCCACCTGTCGTCTCCTGCCTGTTCTGCCGAAGCTCGAAGTCAACGTTGATCATCTCGTCTTCGATGGCCTTCTTGTCGTAGATGGGCTCTCCTGCCCCGTCTACCTCTTCTGCCATCTCGAGCAACTGGTTCTTGTCCTTCTCGAACGTCCTCACCCGATACAGACCCCTGCCCGTGTGGTCGAGCCATACAGAGCGAGGATCAACCAGCTCGATGCGCAGCCTCCCATCACGCCACGTCACCGCCACGCACATCGCCATCAGGCATCCGGCCCTCACCGCATTGCCGAAGGTCTGCTCGAAAGGACGAACCTGCCCGGTCGCGTTGGTCCCGCTCGTGTCGAGCAGCAGGCGAACGAAGTGGGTGGCAAGCCTCGAGCCCGGACCCGACTTGTCCTTGGGATCCTCCACATTGGCCCAGGTCGGCACCTCAGTCGCCGCACGCCTGATCGCCGCAGTGAATCGCTCGACGAAGTTGGCCACGTAGGGGAAGCGCTCCTGCGCCTGCCAGTCCTGCTTGCGTCCAGGGAGGTCGATTCTCCTCATCCAGAAGGCGTCGTTGTTTGCGAGCCAAACATCCTCTCGAGGCTCTGTGCCGGACTGACGCGCCAGCCTCGACTCCTCCTTGTAGCCTCTGAGGATTCTCATGAGGTTGTCGTCGTCGGCGAGCTGCTTCTTCTGGTCGTTGCTCAGGCCCTTGCTAGGATCATCTGTGGGATCCGGGAGATCCTGGAACTGACGAGTGGTCGGGGAAGTGGTCGGCACCAGATTCGGTGCGCCGGGTATGCCTGCGGGAGCGGTCATCTCAGACCTCCTTGCTTGATCTCATGTGCTTCTTTCGGGAGGACCACGCCGGGCCTACCGATGAACTGCTTGTTGTTGCCGAAGTGAATCGCAGGGCCAGGACGCTTGAAGAGGCCCATCTTGCGCTTCTGGAGCTTGCCGCCCGGGAAGAGCTTGGCTGCCCCGTACCCCATCGCGTCTCCAGGGTGGGAGTGCTTGTTCTTGATGGGCTTTGCCCCCACCACACCGCCTGCGAGTAGCGCGTAATGCCAGCCGCCCCGAAGAGCGTGCCAGACGTGCTGGGCGCGAGACTTGTCTACCTGCACCATCCCCGTCCCGTTCACCGCCCTCGAGAGGACCGCATTGAGAGGATTGACGCGAGCCGGGATGTCCTTGGGGCCATTCTGCCATCCACCACCGAGCTGATCCCGAATCACCTTCGTCGCCCGCTGCTCTGAGTTGCTCTGCTCCCGAATGTTGCCCGCCGGGTCTCCGATGTGGCTCCACTTGAAGCCCTTGAACCGATCCGCCAGCACAGGCTTCATCACATCCTCGATCAACTGGAATGTCCCCCCGTCATCGAGCACATGGGACTCCAGAATCAGCCAATACCCGAGAGGGGTGACCTGGGTGATGATGCAAGTGGCATTGAGGCCAAAGTCCCACAGGAGTTTGAGGTCTACGCCCTTGACAGGGTCCAAGTAGTCCACTAGGTGCAGCTTGTCGCTCCACTGAGAGGTCACCGGCTTGCCGAGTTGCTGGAATCCGAACTCGCCCTTGACGAAGCGACGCTTCAGATCCTCCCGACCCAGATCCCGCTCCATGTCCTTGTAATAGTCGGGTGGGAGGTTGCGTATGTTCTCAGGCGAGTGAGTCTGGAAGTGGACATAGCCTTGCGTGCCCGGATCCACGAACTTCTGATAGGTCCAGTGGGATTCATCTGGATTGTTCTGTGCCAGTCGCACCGAGTAGTAACGCATCCCCGGCTGACGAAGGCGAGTCATCGCCGTCTCGAAGATCAGCGATGCAATCCCGCCCGTTCCCGCAGCAGGAGAAGGTTCATCGAGCCCGAACCCAGCATACTCCCGACTCTGAAGCCTGGAAGCGTCCTTCTCGTCCTCGAGCCCGGTGAAGTAGACCTCTCCCTCGAGCCCAGTCGCCTCTGTGTCCCAGACGAACTTCCTCTCTCCAGCGATCCACTCCCCAAACCTACCAGCAGGGAACCACTTTTCAAACTCCTTACGAGTCGTGTCCCTACAGTTCACCCATGTGTCACGCGCGAGAAGCCATGTAGCGCCCGGATTGTTGAGCGTGTGGTAATAGACGCTCCACACCAATCCGCATGATTTGCCCTCGCCCATACGGCATGACATACAAGCAATCGACTTGCGTCCCCACGTAGAGGAATCGCGAGGGTCGTAGCCTTCAGGGATGTGCTCGATGAAGGCCCGCTGCGTCGGGTTGGCAATGAAGGTCGTGGTAGGCTCAGCCATCTCGTCCACGCACCTCGTACTGTCCCTCGATCTGGATGGGCTCCTTGCTTCCCAGGTTCGTCACCACTGCGATCTGTACGCGAGCACTCCCCTCATCCGCAGCCCTCTCCGCAGGGGCTTCCATCGCAGCCAGCTTGATCATGGGCTGGATGGCTCTGAGGCGGATCGAGTGGTCTGGGAAGTCCTTGAACTCTTTCTCTTCCGGGTGCCATGTGGGGCGCGTAGCATCTGCGGCATCCCCAAGAACCTCGATGATCTTCTCCACTCCCAACCCAGCATGGATGAGCAACTTGTTCATGGAGGCTCGGACGGCGAAGTTCTCAGTGCCGTTGAGCGCCGAGCGAAGCGTCTTCTCGTTCATCCCGCCTGCGCGGGCGGCTTCCCGGATCGATCCACCTGAGGCGACACGCAGCAGGGCGTTGCGCCAAGGAAGGCTCAGGGCGAGACAGGGGTCCTGGATCGGGGGACCGAACTTCGCACAGTGGTCACAGACCATCGGCGAGGGATCCATGGGGTCATCTCGAGCGTGGAAGTCGCTGAACTCCTCGATCTCCTTCGCGAGATTGCAGCAGTCGCAGAGGATCTCGTTGTTCTCGACGATCTTCTTGATCGCGGCGGGGACTTCCTTCTCTTTGCGCCCCATTATTCACCCGGACGAGGGGGACGTTCGATGCCCAGCTCATTCATGCGGCGATAGAGTGTGTTTCTGCCGATCCCAAGCTCTGCTCGAACTGCGCAGAGATCTGATTGACGATCGAGAGCACCGATGATGGCAGCCTTTTCAGCCCTCGCCCTCACCCTCTGTAGGCTCATCCCCTCATAAATGTCTGGATCGTCGATAGGATTGGCAAACGTCATGGGGCGGGTGTACCATTTCTGCAACACTTGGTCAAGGTAGTGGCACGCCGCGTGCCACTATATTTGGGAGGGAGAATGAAGGACACCATCACGATCCGCTGCTCGTGTGGAGGGACGTTCGAGGAGCCGGTGATAGGATTCGAGGACCGGCCCATGAACCAGTACAACTCAGGAGAGCATCTCGATCACAGAAGGCCGTACAACTGGAGAGAGCAGATTGGCGAGGAGTTGGAGAATTGGAGGAGGGAGAATGAAGGCTGAGACGAGTCTGAAGGCGGGGGATCCGGTGAGGGCGGGAGAGGCCGTGCGTGTTCCGGTCGGTACGCTGGAGGCGGGGGAGGTATTCTTCTACGGGAATCCAAAGCCTGCCAGTTGGGTAGAGCACCAGTGGACCGGCTTGCCCAAGATGCGACTTCGCAACTCTGCCATGGCCGCCAACCGCGCCGCCCTCCCAAGCCCTCCTTCTTATGCTCCTCCAAAGACCTACAACATGGTGAGTAATGTTTGACCCCGAAGCCTCCATCGTAGTTCATGGCAACGACACACCCGAGGCCCTCCTCGCCAAACTGTGGGAGATGGTGAATTGCGATAACTGCGAGTACCAAGTTGATGAGACGGTAGCCTTGGGTGGCTGCGCTACTGCCAATAAAGTGCTCTTTTGTGCTCACTGGGAGCCCTTAGCCTCCCAGTAAGCCCCCGGGTGTGGTACTTTTGAGGCAGTCTACCCCCGCTTAGGTACACCGTATGGCCAAGAGATTCATTCTCGCGCTGACTGCGTTTGCGCTCGCCTTCCCCTCGCTCGCCCACTCCGAAGTCACCTTCCTCCCGTCCGGCGACCAGCCCTCCGATTACTTCGTTGAGGTTGGCAAGGGCAACGTCGCCGGCAGCGACCTCATGGCGAAGTTCGGGGAGAATCCGTCTATCGCTGCTGCTGCCGGGTTCGAGGTCGTCTGGGATGCTGGTGGTGATTACGTTGTCCCTACCGCTCCGAGTCTGCATAACATCGTATCTAGTCTCGCCGCTGATGCAGGGCAAGTCGTATCGGGGCCGAGTACGGCTACAGGGGGTAGCGTCACCACCCTCGTAGATAGTGAGGCAGACTTCGTAACAGATAGTGTCGTGGCCGGGGATCGTGTCCTAAATGACACTACGATGATGTCAGGGATCGTGTCAACAGTAGACGATCTCAACACGATCACTCTCTTGGGGACCATGACAAGCCCCGACACCGGCTTGGAAGGTACAGCAAACTCCTCAGGAGATAGCTACCGAATAGTCCGTGACGCCTCTACGGGCGCTTCGATTCTTCACATCGCGGGCCTTGGCTCCACTCGGTTAGAGCAAGAAGAGTTTGTTGTTCTCAATGGAGTGGGGATCGTCGCTACCACCAAACTATGGAGTCGCCAGCATCGCGCACGGATATTCGCAACTGCCGCTACTGATGCAGCAGGGACCATCACGTCAACTGCACAGAGCGGGGGGACGGTAACTCTCCAAGTCATCAACGGTAATAACCAAACCCTGATGGCAGTCTACACATGCCCAAGTAACATGATTTGTTACATCATCAAGTGGTGGGGAAGTCTCAGCAAAACGACAGGTGGCGGGGCTGTTGCGATCATGAATCTGAGAGCTGGAACATTGGATGGCGTAGGCTACATCGTGCAGACGAGAGCGATGGACAATGCTGGTAGCTCGAACTTCACGTATGACTATGCAATTCCTATTGCTATTCCGGGCGGTGCTGATGTCTGGGTCGAAGCTGATACAACATCACTGGTCGGCGTATCAAGTGGGTTCGATATCATCAAAGTGAACCAATAGAGGACGGCATGACGGTATTCACGCAAAGCGACTTCAGCCACATCTTCGGGTATCTCGACACCAACGGAGACAAGACCGGCGACAACAACGCAATCGGGGATTACTCGGGCACACCTGAAGAGTTCTTCATCCAGCCCACCGAAGGCGCTGTGTGGGCCATCGAACGCATCATCGTATCCATCCATGGGGCTTGTGGGAGAGCAGGGTACGGGAGTGAGGATCCGCTAGCTAATGGGATCTCGATGAAGACCACCGATAGCGAAGGCGAGATGATCCTGAACCTCACCAATGGGGTGCCGATCAAGGATGAGATGGCGTGGGGTCAGCTCTGCTTCGATGTGAGCCACAAGAACACAGGCGAGGATCTGACCTGGGTGTTCGCACGCTGGACGTTTGGGAAGAGTGGGCTGCCTCTGGTTCTGAAGGATCAGCAGAGGCTCGTAGTGACGCTGAGCGACGATATGCGCCACCTCACCGAGCACCGCTTCCAGGCTCAGGGCGCTATCGCGAACTACCTGTATACGCCGCCTGAGTAGCCAGCCGAGGCGAGTAGCAGTTGCCCTGCTGCCCGGGACCTCCCGAGCTGCACAGGCACCCGCTTGGGCACGTGTTCGAGGTCATGCAGGGGGCATTCGCGCACCACGCACACTCTGCGGGCTGGCCGGTGAAGAGGACGGCGCATAGGAAGGGGAAGAGGAAGAGGGTTAGGAGGAGGATCTTCATGGGGTCTCCCTAGTGCATGGGCAGCGCGAGCCACCCACTCCTCTTGGCCACCCACACTGTTTCACCCTTGGCCTTGTCCAAGCGCCAGTCGTGGAGTTGTTGCATGGCTGCGACCATCTCTGCCTCTGTCGTGTCTGGGTTGATGGGGACGATGCCCCTCGACGATATCTTGTTGTAGGCCATGGGTGGATCTGCTCGCCCAGTCTTCATACGCTCCAAGTCGCCCATCTCTTTGAACATGGGGGGAGTGTGACAG